ATTTTGCCGGACGCGATTTCCGGGGGCATTGCCTTGTGGACGGCGGGTTGATCGAAGTCGCGCCGCTCCTGACCGCTACCACGTGCATCAAGCACAACACGGGCGTTCCTTTCATGAACATGGATGTGCTGATGCTCGGCACCGGGAAGGACAAAGACGAAAAGCCGTTGACCATCAAACGCTACAACGCGCTCGGCCTGCTCGGTATTGCCACGGATGTGCTTGTTCCGTATGCGACGCTGAGCAACGAAATGGCTACGACGTATTTGGGCGAAACCCTCGGACTCGGCTCGTTCGTCTACTTCAATCCGATTCAGACGAACGGGAAGCTGGACGATGTTTCTCAAATTCCGAAGGTCGTGACGGAAACAGAGAAATACCAGACCCAGTTCAACACGGTATGGGAAGAATGGCTGGCGAGGTGAACCATGACAAAGTTTGAACGGGACGTTTACGAAAAGTTCGACAGTCTGAAATCGACTCTCAACGACCTCGACAAGAAGATCGTGAAGCTGACCGAAAATCTTGAGTCTGACTATCACGCCCTGCACGGAAACGGGGAACCCGGACTGCTCGGTAAGTTCTCGACCCTCGACAAGCACGTCACCGAAATCGAGCACAATCTCGACAAGCGCGTAACAGACATTGAGAACGATCACAAGAAAGAAGACCGCAGAAAAGCGGACATCATCACATGGATTGCAATCGGTGTCGAAGCCGTTGGGACGGCGTGGGCGATCTTCTTCCGGTGATTACTACGGCAGTGCCCTGGAAAGCTCGTCAAGCCAACGGCGGACAACCTCAATCGGAAGCGAAGGAATAATCTCCAGAAGCTTCTGCCTATCCTCAACCTCTCCTTGGTTGGCTCCCTGCTCCACAAAAAGGGCGGGGAGTTTTTGTATCTGCGCGCGGAGGTCTGCCTCGGTGTCATGGTCGGCGTAATGTTTCGTCATCTCAAGGACGGCGTGGCCGACGTACTTCTGAATGGTGCTCTCGGGAATGCCGGCACGTTTCGCCGTGTAGCAGAAAACGTGTCTCATGGAATGAAGGTCTTTTACCGACACGGACTTTCTGCCGGGGACTTCACGCCGGGTCTGAATGCCGAGACGATCCAGAAACGCTTTGATATGGTACGACACGGACGATGGCCGCTCCAGGTACCGCTGGGCATGGTCAGGGAGGACGTACTCCCCGTCCCGCGGGAGAGTCTGCAAGTACGCCGCGAGCTCCGGGAGCAAGGGGATCAGGATCGGAACTCCTGTTTTACGGCGGACGCGGCGGATCATGCCGCCCACGAAGTCAATCTCAGACCATTTCAGGGTACAGATATCGCCTTCCGTGAGGCCAGTGTTGGCCGCGACGATGAAAAGGGGCTGGCAGAACGGATCGTCCTGAAGCCCGTCGCCGATCCGTTTCAATTCATCCCGAGTGAAGACTTCACGTGGGACCGGTTCCATCGCGGGCAGAACGACGCCGGTCCACGGGTTGCGCGTGATACCCGCGTCTTCCTCCAGACGGGAAAAAACGCTCTTGCAGACGAAGACGATCTCCCGGATCGTCTTCGGAGAAAGGCCCGTGACGTGCTTCTGAATCCGGACCTTCGGGTCGCCCTTCTTGTGAGAGAGGACATATTCCTGATCCTGGATGAATCGACCGTCTTTGACGAGACGGGCGACGTATGCCTCACAGTGGGTACGGCGGACGGCGGAGAGATCGGTCACGTCCGGATAGGTTGCCGCCATGAATGCCGCGAAGTCGTTCCAATAGGTTCGACGCAGACCCGCATAGGAGGACTTTGGAACGCGCTTGGAGGGCTTCCCGACTGCAAGATCGAATGCGTCGCCAAGTGCGATGAGAGAGCCGCCGGAGAGTTCCCGGCGATAATTCTCGACCAGAGCCTCCACCGTTTTGTTCTTCCGGATATCCTCCATCTGCTTTTCGAGGAACCGGCGCTTCTCCGCGGCGAACTTCTCGGCCTGGAGTTTCGTGGTGCACCCGACGCAAGGTCCGGAATAACGGGTTCCGTGGATCATAATCCGGTAACGGTACACGGTTCCGCGCAGTTCGACTGACATAATGGCTCTCCTATGTAGACTTATTGAAACTTATAGGAACGATTGCAGGAAAGAGTGGCCCAAATTTGGCTCAGGACGCAGAAAAATCGTCTGTTTTGAGCTTAAAAAGTGGCAACCCTGTCAGGACTCGAACCTATGGCGTTCCGCCTCAAATGAGCGTAGCGTCATTTTCGGTGGTAGACGTATATAATGTACATGATGACTATGGAAAAGTCAAATGGATTTTGCCCAAATTTTGCCCAAAAATTTTCAAAGAAAACGACGGAACGCAGAAAACCCCAAATAAACCTGCGTTCCGCCGAGAGCGGTCAATGGGCGGCGATGTATGAGTCCAGGGACGCCTTGCTGTAAACGGCCTTTCCACGTACCCCGGGAGTAAGTTTGATCTTCGGGATGGTGCCCTTCGTGACGAGGCGGTAGAAGTAAGCTTTGGACACGCCCAGATACTTCGCGGCATCCTTCATCGAAAGGTACCCGTCGGACGTACTGACTGACGGGGAGTACGTCTCGCCGTAGGGGGCGAGGAGGGCGTTGACGGCATCAATGATGTGCTTCGGAATCTTCATGCGGATTTCTCCTTATGTTCGCAGACCGCGCAGTAGAGCCGCGCGCCCTGCCGTAGAAGCTGACTGTGACAGACCGGGCATTCCTTCGGGATTTCCGGGAAGGACGCCTTGCCATGCAGGACCCGAACCACAGATGGAATGACGCCGCCGGCGCGTTCGATCGTCACGACGTCTCCGACGGTAATCATATTCGCCGTCACGTAGTCCGCGTTATGCAGCGTGACGCGGCTGACCGTCGCACCGTCCAGATCGACGGGCTGGAGCAAGGCGACCGGAGTGACCGTGCCGTTCTTCACCTGCCAGTCGATCCGGAGGATCGTCGTCTGCTTCGTCTCGCCTTTGAACTTGAGGGCGATCTGACCCCGCCAGTGGTGGTCCGTATGCCCGAGCTCCCGGAAGAGGTTCGTGCTTCCGACCTTGAAAACGATCCCGTCCATGGGGTACTCATCGTGCATCCGGGCCTTGATGTCCTGAACGACTTCCCGGACGTTCTGCTCTACGTTCTTGACGGACGAAATGCTCCAGACGTGCGAGGCGTAAGGCACGAACGTCAAGACCGAGGCGCGTTCCCGGATCGACGCCTCTTTGCTTGACAGGATGCCGGACACGGCGTTCCTCGGGTTCTTGTAGCCGAGACGGGCGAGATGCCCGAACGCCTGGTAGGTGCAGACGGCCTCGCCGTCGATCCATGCAGTCCAGGGCAAGTCGGCCTTCACGACGAAGGGCATCGCGACGTCCGTGACGTTCTCCCCCATGTAGCCGTCACCGCGCGTCGCGATCACACCGTTGGAGTAGCGACGCATCGCGATCCCGTCGTACTTCGGCATGACATGGATATGGTCCACCTTCTGACGTTCGATCCACTTCACGATCTCTTCGACCGAGTAGACCTTCTGCATGGAAAGCATGGGTGCATGCTTCGGGTGCTGGACCTTTCCGGACGAGACGACCTCCGGGCCCATCACGGGATCGTAGCCACCCGTCAAGCGGTACAGCTCCTCGACGGCGTTGTCGTACTCGGTGTCCGTCATCGTGGAGATACCGACCGCCCAGTAGGAATCCCGGGCGGCGCGGATTTTTTCACGGAGAGTGTCAAGAGTGGTCATGGAACACCTCGGTATCCATAACGCCTTCGATCAGTTCGATCGCTTCCGAAACTTTACCATGCACAATCGCACAGCAAATGCCCCAACGGGCGACCCGTTGCCCCAGGTCTTTCTCTTGCGGCGAAACGCTGGGGTCGTTCCACTCTTCGTCCGTCCTGTCTTCAAGTCCCGGATTGCAATTTATTTCCGCTCGAATCCCAGCGGAAGCCTTGTCCATGCGTTCCATCAGAAAACGCCGGATGAAACTTGGATACAGCTCATCGTGGAACGCACACTGTCTCCAATCGTCCAGGTAAAATTTCGCCTTCTGAAAGTCTTCCTTCGCGTCGCCCTTCTTACCGGCACGCCACACATATTTGAAGGCGTTGCCGAGCGTGAAGGGCATCCAGCGCGTGATGTCGATACATTCCAGTTTCCCGAGGTCCGGTCCGTCCGTATAGTGCGGAGGATGATTCACCATGTCCGGGGCTTCTGTCTCGGCGGTAATGTTGTCTTGGTTATCGTTCATTTCGGTTCTCCAGTGTTGTTAAGCAGCCAAATAAAGATGAGGATCGCAACAGCGACTCCGACGATGTATTCAAGTAGTTGCCAGTTCATTTCTTGTATCGCTTTCCGCGCCATCCCTCGGCCTTGATCGGAAGACCGGCGGCCCAGTCAGGGAGGGCGCAAAGAAGACTCTCGAACTCCTTGACGTCGCCGCGGCCTTCCTTGATCTCGGCCACGGCTTCGTCATGGACGTGCATGACGATCCGGTAATCGTGCTTCTCGGCGTTGAGCATCCCGTTCACGAGAAGGTCCCGTGCCGTCGCCTGCGTCAGGTTCTCCGTCAAGAGGCCGCCGTAGAGGTACTGCGTCCCGAACTTCTTGGTCATGGAGTTCACGCCGTCATAGGCGACGACCATCTTCTGCTCGCCCCAGGACATCGTTTTCGGTTCCATGCGGGGCCGGCAGTACCAGAGGCACCGACCGGACGGGAGGCGCATCGCCAGAAACGGCGTTCCATGGATTGTGCGGACGACGAACCGGGCGGTGCGGTACGTGAAGACGCTCCCGGGGTTCTTGACGGCCAGTTCACAGGCGTGCTCCATCTCCCGCCACATCCGGACGGTCTCGGGATGGACTTCCCGCCACGAATCGACGATCGTCTTGACTTCCGATTCGGGGAGCTTGACGCCATAGTTGACGGCCATCGCATTGAACGCCCCGACGGAGCCCTGGTAGCCAAGGGCGAGCTCTGCCACCTTGCCGACCTGTCGCTGCGGCTTCGTGACGTTCTCATAGTCCACCATGTAGATCGCCGCGGCGTTGACCTTGTAGGGGTCGCGACCGGAACGGTACACTTCGAGCGCCGTTTCCTCCCCGGCCAGCCATGCAAGGACACGACCTTCGATGGAGCTGTAGTCGGCGCACACGAAGTCCATCCCCTCCTCCGGGATAATCATGCCCCGGAGACAGGTGGACGCGGCGATCATGGGGTCCCCGAAAAATAACTCGACGGACTCCAGGTCTCCGCGGGCGAAGAGGCTGATACAGAAATCGACCTGGGAGAAGGCACCGCGCGGGAAGTTCTGCGGCTGGATGAGGCGACCGGACCATCTGCCCGTGCCAGCTCCGTGGTACATGAGAGCGCCGCGAACGCGATTGTCCGGGCAGACGGAGTTGAGGAACGCCTGGTACTTCGCCGTCGAGGATTTCGAGAGAGACTTTCTGATCTCCAGGATTTCCTTGGCCGCGCCGTCCTCTGTCGTGGCGAGAGCGTGTTCCACGTCCTTGGCGGTCAGACCATCCATCTGGACGCCAAGACTCAGGAGGTGCTGAAGCGTAGCGTCCCGCTGCTTCGGGGACTGGAGGCCGGTCAGACGACGGAAGCTCGCAGTCAGCCTGGCGGAATGTTCCTCGACGCACTTGACGGTCGTTTCGACGGTCGGGATGTCGATCCTGATCCCGCGGTCGTTGACTTCGAGGTCCCATTGCCATACCTTCTGTTCGTACTCCGGCAGATCGGGCAGGGCGTTGGACAGCGCCTCTTCCGCCCGGACATCCTGCATGCAGTACTGTCCCTCGCGAGCGAACTCTTCGGGCGTACCGTACCAGTAGAGCTTGGATTCCCAGTCCGGGTCGGCGATCTTTTCGTCCTTATGGGCGGCACGGGGCTTGCAGAGGCGGAGCATGAGCTTGGAGCCCTCAATGTCCTTCTGCTGCGGGACGCCGAGAGCGGCGCAAGCCCCGGCAAGGTCCCGGGGAAGACCGAACATAGCGGCCTTCGCAGCGGAGCACCGGAGCTTCGAGACGTCGAACATGTTGAAGCCATACTTCGGCATGACGTACTTCCAGATGAAGTACTCGAACGAGGCATTGTGGGCTTCGATGATCTCTGCTTCCTGCATCAACATCTGCACCCGCTGAGACGTCACAATACATCCAGCCGGGAGATGCGGAATAGCACTGTCGAAGTTCGGAGAGAACCATATCACGGGCTCGTACCCCTCCGGCTTTAGAGCGAGGCAGATCACCTCGGTCGAAGGGTGCGCCGCGTAGGCTGCCGCCCCGCACTTCTTGAGCGGGGCGGCAGAGCGCGTTTCAAAGTCGATTGTGAGTTTCCGCAGCATGGACTACCTCACGCGAAGGGGTCGTAGCTTCCGGATGCCGTGGTCGTACCGGCAGCCGCGGGAGCCGCCGCCGGGGATGAGACCGGAGCGCCGCCGAACAAGTCAGTCGGACTCGCGGGAGCCGGTTCGAGCTGGTCGAACTTCGCGATCACGGCTTCCTCCGAGTAGCCGATGCGTTCGCCTTCGCCGACGATCTGGAGGGCGTCAAGACCGAAGGCGACGCCCTTGTTGCCGGAATTGTCGTAGGCGTAGGCATGGACGACGGCGACGCACTTCTGGCCACCGTACACGGCGTCGGGGTCTTCGATCTTGCGGACGGCGCGATCGACGACCGGCGGCTTGAACTTCGTAGAGAAACGGACGTAAATGGAGTTCTTGAAGATTTCGCCCCATTCCGGGTTGGCGTCCACGTCGCCGTCCTTGAAGAGCTTCTGGAGGTTGGACGGGATGTTCTTGCCCCACTTCTCGGTGGCGGCGTCCCGGGCGATGCGCTTCATGTCGTCGAGGTTGGTTCCCTTCGGGAAGACCGCCATGAGGCCATACTTCGGTTCCTGACCGGGATTGGCGGCGCGGGGGACGAAGACGGAGGGGAAGCTGAGGGTGAACTGAGGGGTACGGATTTGTTCGTTCTGCATGGTAAATGCCTTTCTTTGTTTGGATTAATCGAAAAGTTTGAGGACATCATCCCCGCGAGCCGGGGTCGGATCGTCCTCGTTGACGACTTTGATGGATTTGATTTCGTCGCGAGTTGTGAACTCATCGACACGGGTTTTCGCTTCGGCCTTCGGGACGCCGAGCTTCTGGAGCGTTGCCGTGAGCTGGGCGGGACTCTTGAGCTTGGAATTGAAGATGTCCTCCCCGAACTCGGAGAACGCCTGGATCACGGCGGCCTCATCGGTCCATTTCCTGTTGCTGAGGCTGGTCGCTTCAATGAGCTTACGGCCCGGAATCAAGACACCACGGGCGAGGGCGGCCTGTTCCTCAGCGGCGAGGGCCTTCACCCACGAGGTGAACTCCTCGGACGTGAAGAACGCCGAGAGAAGGCCGATCTCCTCGGGCTTGAGGGACGAGACGGCGGGAAGCGTGGCGACAGGATGCGCCGGGGTGGGATCACCCAGAAGGGCGAGGGCCTTGTCGCGCTTGAGAGGACACATCGACTGTACCTCGCAGAACTGGCACCATCTCCCGTCCCCGAACGGGGCGTCCGGGGCTTCGGTCGCGATGGCGGCGGGACGGAGGACGTCCATAGCCCAGGCATAGAGGTCCTTCGTCGTAGTGCACCAGGTGTCGATCGGAGACTTGGCGATCCCGTTGGGCTGGATGATTGTGATCTCCACTTCATCCACGAACCATGGATTGTTCTTCCCTAAGGCTCCAAGGCCATAGTACTGGAGCTGCGGATTCTCCAGCGCGTCCACCCGCTTCCGACCGTTCTTGTAGTCGAAGACACGGAGGACGCCGCCGAGCGTGTTATTCGGAATGATGCAGGAGTCGTTCCGTCCGAACATCCCGGGATGCACCCAGGAGAGATCAAACGGCTGCTCGACCAGGAGGGTCCCGCCGTACTTCTTGTACTGGCCGCGGACGTGATCCACGTAGACACGGGTCGCCTCGACCATCTGTTCCGTGACTTCGATGTTGAACTCCTTCGTCTGGATCATCGTGCCAAGGAACATCTCGGGCTCCTTCTTCGAATCGAGAAGGCACCACTCGCAGACTTGATGCGCCGCGGTACCAGTCGCCGCATAGGACGTCTCGTGACGTTCCGGGAGCTGGGCATAAAGCCGCACCGATCCAGGGCAATGAAGCCAACGCTCGGCAGAGGACGCGCCGATGAACGAATGGACTTCTTTCTCAGGCATGCGCGATCCCTTTCAGACGTTCGTACTCGGAGACGACCTGCTCGAACTTGCCGACCGGAACCAGCCGGATCGACTGGACGCCGACAGACTCAAGAGCCTTTCTCATGCACTCCAAATCGAACTTCTTCTCTTCCTCGGGCTTGTCTTCGGGCTTCATGTAGGTCTCCACGATCCGGGCGATCGCTTCCTCCTGAGTCATGGGCTTCACTTCACTTTTCTCCGTGAAGAACTCAAGCTGATCCAGGTCCGGCTTGTCCTGCTTTGCCGGAGCTTCGGTCAGGCTTGGAGCGTAACCAGTGGGATTGACGTCAGACTGCGGCGGTTCCAGGGGGGACGGGGTGGACTTCGCGCCGATGATAGGCTCAAACTTATGCTTGTCCCATTCCTTCTGGAGCGTAGTCGTCTTCGTGCCCTTCTTGTAGGCATGGCCGCGGGCGAGGAGTTCCAGTTTCAGTTCGTCGAACATGAGGTCACGTCCGTAGGCGGTCGTGGCGATCGGATGAGCGGCGACCTCAGCCGCGGCTTCGATCATCTCCCGCGTGATGACCGGCGAAGAGGGAGCCTCGACCGCTGCGATGGCTTCGACCACTCCGTTCGCCGCGTCGGCCAAAGCGGAGACTATTTTAGCTTCCGCCTGAGCTTCGGCGCGCGGAACTTCCTCCACTTTCGAGGCGAGGATGACAGGAGCCTCCGTGACGGGGTTCTTCCCGGCAAGGTGCTCCTTGTACCATTGGTTGATCTTGGTGTTCTCTTCTTGCGTGGCGGCAAGACGTTCGAGTGCATCGGCGATGCGGGCGATGTTTTCTTCGATACTCATAGTTGTCCTTTCTGGTTGGTTGTGGTTATCGAAGGATGAAAAGCGCGGTGAGCGCTATGACGGCGAGAGCTGTGACCAATCCCGCGCAGAAGCCCAGTAAAAGGCCGTAGCGGAAGTATTGGACGGCAGGCGAGACGAGCGGTTCGGAGAGGTTATAGGTTCCACGATGGCATTTCATTCGGACACCTCGCTTTCAAGGTCGAAGATTTCAACTTGGAATCTGATGTTGCAACGTTCGCAAAGGTAAATTCCATCGCCATAGTCGGTGTAACCGAATGATTTTTCGAGAATGACTTCATCGCTCTGATCACATGTTGGGCATCTCATTCGGACACCTCGCTTTCCTCGCCGACTTCCTCTATCCCGCCTTCCGGCGCGAAGTCGCGGCAAGAATCGTTGATGTTGTGGTACTCTTTGTCCACGCTGCATATACGGCAGGATGGACAGTAGTGGGCGCAATCGCGGCAAAGGTATCTCATTTCGTGATCTCCTCTATGACGCTCTGTTTGTCAACAATCGCCCGGACGAGACGAGCGTCAATGCTCCCCTCCGCGACGATATGGAAAACGCGAACAGTGTCATGCTGGCCGATCCGGTGGCACCGATCCTCGGCTTGCGTGACGTTACCCGGCACCCAGTCCAGCTCGGCGAATACGACGGTCCGCGCCGCGGTCAATGTCAGGCCGACGCCGGCAGCCGTGATCTGGCCGACGAAGACCCTGGCGGAACCATTCTGGAACGCCTGGACAGCTTCGTCCTTCTGCTTCTCGGTCATGCCGCCATACAGCATCACCCGGTCGTTCCCGTGCGCAAGCGCCTTCACGACGTCACGATGATGGGCGAAGACCACGACTTTCTCCTCTTCTTCGAGGAGGTCGTCGATGAAGTCCTGGACGTAAGGGACCTTGGCGAGCGCGACGTTGTAGCGTTCCTTCGCCAGCTCCTCGAACGAGGTCTTCTTGACCTCTTCGAGAACATCGGCAGCGAGGGAGAGTGATGCGAAGCGCTGACGGAACGACTCGGACTCGCCTGACTTGAAGTCCATGGCTATAACCTGACGAATCTTCGCCGGAAGCTCGGTCAGAACCTCTTCCTTCGTGCGGCGAACCATGATGGATTCCCGCAGAGCCTTGTTGAGTTCATCCGTGTGGGAGGCCCCAGTGAAATCCCATGCCTTACGCTTTCCGTGACCGCCGCGGATCGGGACGTTGATGAGGCGACCGCCACAGTAACGGATTCCGAACTGGACGTGGCTCATCTTGAGGCCGAGGCTCTTCAGAACGGGGAAGAGTTCCATGGGACGATTGACGACCGGCGTACCCGTCAGGAAGAGCCGGTAATCGGCGGCCAGACTGAGGCAGGCTTTCGTGCGCTTTGCCTCGGGGTTCTTGAGGTAGTGCGCCTCATCGAAGATGATGAGGTCGTAGGTCTTCCGCTGCTGCTTGCCGCGGACGATCTCCCCATAGGTCTGCGTCTCATGGAGAAACGAGGCGTACTTGAACAGGAGACGGACCCACATCGACAGCTCGCGCTCCCAGTTCAGTCTGAGGGAGGCCGGGCAGACGATGAGGACGGAGAACTTAGGACCTTTGGTCCGTTCAGCGAGGCGGTTCGCCACTTCAATCGAGGTGGCCGTTTTGCCGAGCCCGGGGGCGTCGGCGAGGAGCGCGCCATGCCGGGCTTCGAGCTTATCGAGGAGGAGGCGGACGCCTTGCTCCTGATAAGGGCGAAGAGATGGGGTTTGTTGGTTCATGTGATTTAATCCTTATCGGCAAATCGTTATTCGGTTTGTCGATAAAAATTAACACATGAAAACAAAAATGTCAAGCCCGAATGATAAAATAATGTTCGATAAAAACGAACAAATAAAAAACCTACTTGACCTTAGTCAAGTAGGATTATAGAATAAAAGAGTAAACTTTTTTATTTCGCAGGATAGACTTCCCTCAAGGCAACCCAAAACAAACAGGGTTCGTGTTCCTTCCAATACACGTAAGCCTCCCTTAAATACCGCATAGCGCCCTCGTCTGTCAAGCTCCCGCTAGTATAGTCACTGTAGAACCTAGGGGCTCCAGCTTCGATTTCTGCTACGGAGCATCTGTCCCTCATTTCCCAGTCGTCCGGGTCAATTTCAGGCAGAATATTCATGGTCTGGGCGATCAGGCGGCGCAGTCGCTCGGGACTCCGTGGGACCGTTGTTCCGAGCAGAGACAGGAATAGCAGCCTGTCGAAATCCCCCGAATCCATGTGACCAGCCGTGCTCGTTTCGGCCAGCCTTACGATCTCCCAAACAGGGACATTGAGCACACGCGCGGCGGCACAAAGTGTAGGTAAACGCCAAGTGTTTCCACGCTCGTGATTCAGAAGCATGTTCAGCGTCGTTCGTGACAACCCCATTTCTGACGCGAATCTAGCCTGCGTGAACTGGGATCTGGTCATCAGTCGAAAGATTACGTTCGAGATTTTGACGGAAAGCTGTGCGGAGCAGGCTTCATCGCCTGCAACGGCTAAAGTGTTTTTTCTAGGCATACGCGCCTCCTTGTGGTTGTGTTCTATATAATATAGACGCGAAAAATAAAATTGCAAACTTCTCTCGAATAGCTCTTGAAAAAATCGTATCGACAGCGTATATTAAAATGTTCGATTCCCCTTTTCAAACCATAACTCAAAAATCGAAAGGAAACAACATGAAAAAAATCACCATCGAATCCTGGGGACTCCAGGCCAACATCGCCCGAAAAGTCAAGGTGAGCAGAAGCGCTATCAGCGAAATCTTTA